CAGGGACTCCACGGTGCCGAGGTCCCACGTATCCATCAGGAGAAGTTCGTCATCCGTATAGGTGGAGTCATCAAACACAATCCCCCGCCCGGACGTAAATTTGAAGTTCATCTTCTCACCACGTACTTCCCCCGAGAAGTCCTTCGGAGACTGCTTTAATTGTGTTCTGCATCTGCTCGGGGGTCTGTTGCACGGTTTGGACGTTCACAGTGACCCCTGGTGTTGCCTGGACACCGTATTTGGTGCCATGTAGTTGGGCATACAACTCTTTGCTTCTTGAGGTCACACTACCTGTTTTGGCTGCGGCCGCCCCTTGTCCAGTGAGAGCTTTGTAAGCAGCGGAGCTCCCCACCCCTGACAATACTGCGGCCGTTTCTTTATCTGCCTGTTCTTGACTGTATAATAACCCGCCCGACAGGTGTGCTTCAAACTCGTGCCATGCCGCTATTGCACCACGGATATCGAGAATCAATACCTCAAAGGCCATCGAAAGATCTTTGATTATGGGAATAACACTATCCTGGAGGATCGGAATGAACTCCTCCATGGCTGGGATGAGATCTTCCCCCACGGTTCGCCACATCGCCTGCAACTCAAGGTTCAGTTTCGCTAGTTCCTTGGTGTAGGCGTCCGCTTTTGCCTGCTCGTCCGGACCCATGATGATGCCGAGCTTCTCGGCTTCCAGACCATACCTGGCGATGCCATCGGAACCGAGGTCAATCAGTTTGGTAACCTCGGCGGTGTTGCGACCGAACAGTTCCATCGCCAGGCCGGCGCGTTCCGTTGGATCTCTCACATTCTTCAGGGCGGAGATAACCTGCGGTAGAAGGGAATCCATGGACCTGAATGACCCGTCGGTATTTTTCGCATCGATGTTGAGCCGTTCGAGTCCTTTCGCCGTCTGGGATGTTGGGGAGTCAAGATCTCCCAAGTGTTTCTGGAAGAACATCACCGCATTGGAGACCGCACCAAAACCGATCAGGTTCGCATCACAGGCATATTTGAGCTCCTGGAGGTACTTACTTGACAACCCCGTGATGATCTGTAAATCGCTGATCTCGTGCGCATACTGCCCGGCGGCTACAGAGGCCTCAAACATGGCCATCCCAACCGCTACGAGCGGTCCGATTATCTCGCCTGCAGCAAGAGCGTATTTACCGAACTCCTGACCGCCCTCCAGGACACCATCCCGGAGCTCCTTGAGGCCCATCGTGGCCTGTTGTGCATCGAGAACGACCGTGATCTGGAGTTTTTCCAAGGTCTCCGCTCCGTAAATTCCCCCAAAGGATTCAAGTAGTCCCATCAGTGCACCCGTTTAATTGACATTTTCTTGCCGAATATCCGATATATCCCCTGCCGGTCTGCGGTTTTTGGTTGTCTCTCTTGTTCTCCTTGGAGCTGTTGCATTGCCTTCCCCCGTAGGATATCTGGTAACACCGACTTCCACGACAGGAAATCAATCCCCTCGTAATAATACATCAGGGCTTGCGGGAGGGTGAGTGTCCAGAGACAGTATTCGGGGGTTGCCCACCCGTACATTGCTCCAAGTCGTGTGATGATCAGCCCCGCAGATCTCACGAGTTTTTTGAACCATCCCCTTTTTGTGCATCTTGCCCTTCGTTTTTCAGGACTTCGGGAACTCGCAGGGATTTCAGTTGCTTGACCTGCTCGGTGAGTTTCTTCAGAATGTACGAACTTACGGCATCGAGTTGGATATCCGGGACGTTATCCCGCACCCACACCTCATCGACTTCGGGGTGCTCCTTCAGGCAGGCCGCTACAAGGATCCTGACTTTCTCCTCCCGGGTGGGAATCTGCCGGTTCTCCGCCGTCATCCCCTCATACATCTCGATCAGTTGGATCGTCACGGCCATCGGCAGCACGGAGACATCGAGTTCCTTGGTGTTGTCGATATCTCCGACTTTCGTGCCGAATTTTATGGCGTCTTTTTCTGGGATGAAAAGGGAGAAGTCATGGTAAACCATGAAGTTCAAACTCCCTGTTCGTCGAAGATCTCCCCGAGTTGGTCGCCAACCGTCCGGCTGGTATCGAGTTGCGCCGTAATGGAGACCGGGACGGCATTGCATACGGTTCCGTCATCCTTTTTGTACTTGATTACAATCCCCGCATCGATGAAGCACTTGTAAAGCGTGATCCGGAGTTTCTTGCCGTCCTCATCGAGGTTTGTGAGCCGCACCACACCCTTCGTCATCTTGTGTTTGCCGCCCGTTGTGAGCGTTTTGCTCGCGTATGGGGTATAGGTGTAATTGGCGTGCACAATCTGTCCGTCCGTGATTGTAGACCCCGATGCTGGGCGTGCTAGGCACGTCCAACCATCCTTATCGACCACAACGGTATAATCGGAGTTGAGCGTGTACGTGATTGCATCCGTCACATCCTTGACGGAGATTGAGGCCACAATCGTACCGGCACCGTTCTTATGGGCGAGCCGGACCAGGTCGTTCTCCAAGGTCGAGAACGTGAATACCTCACTGGTTACTGGCACTGGGGTTGTGGTGGTTGGGGTGTAAAGGTCGATGCCTCCCCGAAGGGTGTAGTATTTTGCCAGGTCTGGCTCGAGCCAGTCGAATGTAGCTTTCGCGCCTTGACCGGCGATACCGGTGACAATCGTACCGGCATTATCGGAGTCCACCGTGTACTGCTTCAGGATCTCCTGAAATACGACGTTCTCCGCCGCGCCGTAGTCGACAATCGATCCGAGGGTAGCGCCGTACTCGATTTTCGCCGAACCGAACCGGACGGCATCCTCATTCACGGGAGTTGTTTGGATTACCATGATGTTATCTCACCTCATTTATGTTGTCCTGTACTGGGCGATGAAATCCACCGGGATATGAAAGAAGTTCGTATCCGTCTCGAAGTCATCGACCATGTTCTTATAGCGAATCTCAATTACCCGGACGCCGTCATACGTGCCGGATTTCTGATGCAGGGCGTTCTTCACGGCCTGCGCGACTGCCTTGACCCCCAGCGCCCCTCCATAGGTGCTCGCCCAGCAGGAGACCTGAATGCGGGGCGTCTCCACCTGCAGGGTTGAGTGCGGCATCGGAGAATCAACTCCATGATAGGTCAGTGCCGGGAGCTGGGTACCCTCCGGCAGCAGCATCGGGAAGATCCGGTCACCGATAAGCGCGACAAGTGGGGAATCCGCGAGCATGATTGCCACGAACGCCCCCTCGATGCTTCCCATCAGACAAGCCTCCCGAGTGCCGTTACCCGTCGGATGCTCGTCCGCAGGTCTGCCGCAACGGTATCCCGGACGGTGCCTTTCTCGGAATCGAATGCCGGTCGCAGGTATGGGCGGGCGGGCATCGTGACACTCCGTACGGTGTGCCATTCCCCGTCTTCTGTCGTGAATACCAGGTATGGCTTGTTCTTTGCCTTGATGACGCCGCCGAACTCGTGGATCTTGGCGCCCGGGTGGTTCACGGTGATTGCCACAACTACACGGGTTGAGGTTTTCTCAACGGTTTTCGTGCCGATAGAATCACGGAAATGCCCGGTACGCACCCGCAACCCGCCCCGACCGGATACGTTCTCCTTGGCGGCTTTCTCGAATACAAACGCGCCCTGGGTGGCGGCATGCTCGAGATCGCCCGAGATCTCCGTCTCCAAACGGGAGAGTTTCGCAATTAAACTTTGGATTCCGTCAATCTTCACGTGCACGCCGTCGGTCATCAAGACCCCCGGAAGAATCCGATAATCCCAATGACAATCCCAAGGATTATGCCGCCTTTCGTGATATTGGAGTCCCACCAGGTCCGCACGGCGGCCTCCCCGGTATGGGTATCCTTGACGGTTGCGATGCTGGCCTGAGTCTGTGCGATCTCCCCGTCAATCTCTTTCCGGCAGGTGCTACAATCTTCGGATTTGCACTTCAGGGCATCCTTGATCTCGCCGATTTCCCTGCCGAGACCGTCCATTCGTGTGTTGTATCCTCTCATCTCACCCTGCAGGTTACCTAGGGCGAGCAGGACCGCGTCTTCGTCCATCAATCCACCACCTGAAGATCGGGTTCCCATGTATCCGGCACATTCCCAAACGTGTACCGGGGGTTCGCCTTCAGGATTTTGAACGTCCCCGCGAGGCCCGTGATAGTCGAAACGATCTGGTATGTGGTCTCCGCAATGGTCACGGATCCGTCGAGTCTCACCCGCGGCAACGTGAAGATGTGCTCCCCGCTGCTGGTGACACGAGTGCTCCCTTTGGGGGAGTAGAACCTGCAGGGCACGGCCACCTGGTCATCCATCCAATAGTATTCCGGCTGGTTGAACGAGTTCTTGAAATCCGCCACGGCTGAGAGGGTGGCAGAGAAGGTCGTTGAAACGGCAATCGTTTCTCCGATTGTGAATGTCCCGGAGAGATTCTTCACCACAAGATACCCCGTGAAGAGCTGGTCGATCACGGCGGTCTTGTGAGAGGTACCTCCCACGATGGTCTGCCCGACTACGGGAGTGCCGGTCCCCCCTGTATAGGTGAACTTCTGCTTCACGTACCGGCGCTGAAT